AAGAAACTACTGAAAGTAATCAATCTAATAAAAGACATTGGCCTGACCACCGATGAAAAATGCCCTATCACATACAACCAAGTGTGTGAATTGCAGGATGCTGAATATGTATTGCGTGGGATTGGTGTATTCGCCAAGCCTAAATGCAAGGAACATGGACAGCAGATGTATTGGGCAGACTATGAGTACGCCGAAGATGTAAGGGGTGATGATGATTGAGGCGGCACTTGTATGCCTAGCACTTAACACATACCATGAGGCACGTGACCAGCCCTTTGTGGGGCAGGTTGCGGTAGCCCAAGTGGTGATGAACAGGGTGCGTGATGACAGGTATCCCAACACAGTATGTGAAGTGGTCAAGCAGTCACCTACCTACTCATGGAAGCCTGACTTCCCTGTTCGTAATCGGTGCCAGTTTAGCTGGTACTGTGATGGCAAGTCTGATAAGCCAAAGAATACAAAGGCTTATGCCAAGGCTCTGATGATTGCACATGGTGTATATCATGGTAACTTGGATGACTTTGTTGAAGGTGCGACACATTACCACGCCCACTATGTAACACCTGAGTGGGCTAAGACCAAGACTATGACAGTCAGAATCAATGACCATATCTTTTATAGATGGGAGTAATACATGGACATACTACTAGGACTATTTATATTTTTTGTGTTTTTATTAGTTGACATTGTGTCCAACTACTGATATAACACGCTATACCTTAACGAAATGAGAGGAGAATACTTATGCTAGAATATATTCCAGAACATCTCGACTTTAACGTGGAGTTTGAACCTACCAAGGTTGAAGATAAGAAGTATGTTATCAATGGCGATACAGGTGAATACATTGGTGTCGTAGGCAATGGTTTTACCTGTGCCAATCATGGTGACTTCTTCCGCAAAGTTATGGACACGACAACTGAAACACTGTCTGACTATGACATGGAAGACGCACACATTAGCTGGCGTAGCGCACACAAGGATGGCTGGGCTATGATGGACATGACCCTGCCTAACGTGACAGCTAAGATTGCTACTGACAGGCATGAGACTACGCTGATGAAGCGTATCATTGCCCTGCATGGTGTGAATGGTACGTGTTCTAACACCACCATCTTTGGTGCTATCGACTTCTTCTGTCTCAATGGGCAGATACGCGGCAAGCATGACAAGGTGATGCGTAAGAACACCAGTGGCTTCAACATAGACAAGTTCATCACTGAACTGCACAAGTCTCAGCAGGACTTCACTGCACAGGCAGAACAGATGCAACGCTGGGCAAACACTAGCCTAGTCAATGTGGATGTTAAAGCTATGCTTGAAACACTGCTCAAGTCAGACCGCAAGGCAGAGAAGATGAACATCTTATATAACCAAGAGGTAGCCACACGTGGACGCAACCTGTGGTCACTGTACTCTGCCTTCACCAATTACGCTACCTATGCAGATGAACGCAATGGTTTTACTCAGCGTAACACTGGCAATGACACACAAGCTAAGTCACTGTTCATGCGTGAAGTTGAAGTAGCTGGCTGGGTTGAAAGCCCTGTGTTCAAGTCACTTGCGGTAGCGGCATAATGAGACTAAACAAAGTAGTCGCTGACTACCTTTCTTCCTATGATTACAAGAACTTACGAGAGAATACTAAGAAACGATATAAGTATTTTCTCGACATCCTCTGCGCTACACAGGTGGGGGATGATGTTCTTGGGAAGATTAGTGTCAAAAATGTGACAACTAAACAATGCAAAGACGCATACAATCAATGGTGCGACAACAGTGTGGGTACAGCCAATGGAGTCTTGGCTATATCCCGATTACTATTCAATCATGCCTTACGTGAGGAGTTCTGTATGATGAATCCCTTCACAGTGGTGCGTAAAAGAGCCACAGAGAGGCGTAAGGTAGTGTGGAGCAAGGAAGATGTCACAAAGTTGCTAGACGCCGCCTACAGCGATTTTAGCACACGTAACATTGGTCTGATTGCACACATGGCATACGAATGGTGTCAACGTGTAGGTGATATGCGTCTACTTACATGGGATGCCATCGACTTTGAACAGCGTAGGGTGCTTATACAGCAGTCTAAGCGTAATGCAGAGGTGCAACTGCCTATCGAAGACGATTTATATGGTATGCTAGTACAGCAGGAGCAGGACTTTGGCTTCCAGCAGTACATAGCACCACGTCCGAAGCCTAGAAGCGGTGTGTACGAGCCGTATACGCTGTACAAACTGCCTTTATATGCACGTAAGCTGATGGATGATGCTGGTTTGTCATCTGAACTACGTCTGTCAGACCTACGGCGCACAGGTACTACAGAGATGGTTGAAGCTGGTGTCGGTATCGGACAAATCATGTCGGTTACAGGACATGCTAACCCACAGTCAGTGAAGCCGTATCTAAAAAATACGTATGCAAGTGCAAATTTAGCATTGACAGCACGTAAAAAGGCATGATATAAGCATTCAACTGCCGCAGGGAACTAATATTATATATAACTATAATAATATATAACTGTATATAGAAAGGACACATATATGATTAATCCAAGTGACTATGATGTTGCCAATGGCGAGACTAAACGCATGAACTGTCCTGTCTGTAAGGGTGACAGAACATTTAGTATCACTAATGATATGGGTAATCTTGTATGGAACTGCTACAAGGTGAGTTGTACTGTCAGTGGTGGTACTCGTGTGCCATTGTCTATCAGTGACGTACAGAAACGCCTTAACCCTGTTACTGATACAACAGAGGATACATTTGAGTTACCTGCATACGTAGTCCCACATCGTAATAAACGTGCCGTGGTTAAGTGGTGCGCTGAGTGGGGTATCAATGAGGATGAACATGCCCTGATGTATGATGTAAAGGAAGACCGCGTGGTATTCCCTGTCGTACATGATGGCAAGCTGGTTGATGCGACAGGCAGGACATTGAGTAAACGTATTCCTAAATGGAAAAGATATGGAAAAAGTGGCTTGCCATACACGTCAGGTTGTGGTAAAGTCGCTGTAGTTGTTGAGGACTGTGTGAGTGCGGCCATTGTTGGTTATGGTTCCTTTGTCGGGGTTGCGCTTCTTGGTACATCTCTCCAAGATTCGCATAAAAGGTATCTTGCACAGTTCTCAACGGCAGTGATTGCACTAGACCCCGATGCGCTAGTCAAATCAATACAGATGGTAAAAGAACTGAGAGGCTACGTAGAAAATGTACGGTTGCTAAAGTTGCAAGATGATATAAAATACAGAAACCCGACAGACATGGATAAGCTAGATGCTATCCACAAACAGATAGGAGAATAACCACATGGAATTATCACTAATCAGAAGCCTAATGAACAGGGAGTTTTACGAGGAGCATCGTGGCGCACGTTGTCCTGACCGCTTGTTCAGTAAAGATGTGCGTAAGATTAAGCAGTCTATCGACAGTGCTATGGAACGATATGAACGTACTGTGACACCCGATGAGATTGAGGCGTTGTTCATGGCAAACAATCCAACGCTGACTACTGCACAGAAGCAAGCCTATTCATCCCTGTTCAACAACATCAAACGTGAACAGCCGATGGGCAGTGACGTAGCACAAGAGGTGCTATCCAAGCTGTTCCAGAAGGTCATTGGCGAAGAGATTGCCACACTAGGATGCGACTACGTGGATGGTATGCAGACTAGCCTTGACCCACTGCGTCAGATACTTGAGCAGTATGGTGATGACTTTACACCTAGTGCCAAGGTTGAGTGGGATGACATCGAACTTGAGACATTGCTTGCACGTAATGACCTTGAGGCACGATGGACATTCAACATACCTAGCCTGACACGTAAGGTGGAAGGTGTGAACGCTGGTCACTTGATTGAGGTGGGTGCTAGACCCAACACAGGTAAGACATCGTTTCATGCCTCACTGATTGCATCGCCCGGCGGCTTTGCACATCAGGGTGCTAACTGCATTATCTTGTGTAACGAGGAAGGCTATCATCGTGTCGGTGCTAGATACCTGACTGCCGCTACTGGTATGACTATGCAGGAAATTAAGAAGAACCCAAGCAAGGCACGTGACTTGTATGCACCTGTCAAGGAACGCATCAAAATCAAGGATGCCACAGGCCGTGATATGGCGTGGGTAGAGTCCATATGCAAGGCGTACAAGCCTGACTTAGTTCTGCTGGACATGGGTGACAAGTTTGCTAGGACAGGCGGCTATGCACGTCCTGACGAGGCGTTAAAGGCCAATGCAATCCACGCACGTATGATTGCCAAGCAACATGAGTGTGCTGTCTTCTATATGTCACAGTTGTCGGCAGAGGCAGAAGGTAAGATTGTTCTGAACCAGAGTATGATGGAAGGTAGTCGGACAGGTAAGGCGGCAGAGGCTGACCTTATGGTGCTGATTGCAAAGAACCCACCAGTGCAGGGGCAGGATGAAGAAGATATTGAACGCCATCTCAACATTGTAAAAAACAAGTTGACAGGGTGGCATGGTAGTGTACACTGTCAGCTAGAATATCAAACAGCGAGGTATACAGCATGAAGCTAACATTAGATGTAGAGAATACAACAACAGAACGTAATGGTAAGTTACACCTTGACCCATTTGAGCCAGATAACTCACTGACTATGGTGGGTATGCTGACTGACCAAGGTGTTGAACATATCGTTACCTTTGACCACAGTGAGGTGTACCCAGATGAAGATGGGCATGTATTGGTACAAGAGTTCCTAGATGATGCTACTATCCTCATCGCACACAACGCCGCATACGATTTGATGTGGCTGTGGGAATCAGGCTTCAAGTATGATGGCCCTGTCTTTGATACTATGCTTGGCGAGTACGTGCTACAGCGTGGTCAGAAA